GTCAACTGGTATCTGCCCATTGCGAACAATATCATCAAGCGTCGCCATGCCACCAGTCGGCGAAACCGAAGGCAATACCAAATCGACCTTGAAGCCGATACCGATTACATCAGGCAACGAATCATCTTTCGGATTTACAAAAGTTACATCATACGGTTTCTTTTCATCGTACTTATGTTCCTTATAATATTCGGCCACTTTTTCATCGTCGATTTCAGTCACCGGTTTAATAAGGTCGATATCTATATCTTTAGCTTCCTTCATGAATACCGTGACGGTATCAGCTGAGGCATTACCTGCCTTATCTACATATCTTCTAATGATATAGTTTATGCCTTTTTCAAGTCTCTGCAATGTCAAAGTATCTTGAACATCTCCGTTAACCGTCCATTTGACTTCAGCCACATTGGTATTGAAATGTTCAAGTCCTGTCGGCAAAAGAATTTTAACCTTAGGCAGAATATCGTCGTATACGATATCTACGCTTGCAGAAGCCTTATTACCATAATCGTCTACGTAATCGTAAGTTATAGTATACGCTATATTTCCTTCACTGTTCTTTACGATTTTCTTCTTGTCATTGACGCTATAAGAAATGCTTGTACAAGAATCAACCTTATAAGCTACGGTATAATCAGAAACCCTATTGCCCGTAAGGTTATCAACTTTATAAGATACTGTTACTTCCTTGCCGTTGACCTTCTGCTTATAGCTTATAGTCTGAACCGTATCTTTCTGTTTACCGTCCTTGTCTACGATTTCGGTAAGAACTACTTCTCTGCCGTCGACATTGATTACTTCCCTTAATTCTACCAAGCCACCACCGATATTCGTAGAACTTGCCACAGTTACATCGATAAGATAATGATAATCCTTAAACTTTATATCCTTGGTCGCGATAGTATCGAGTTTTACAGTTACCTCGAAATGCTTTTCAGTCTTCCTAACCGTGTCCTTGACCGTTACAGTTACCGGATTCTCTTTCTTGTTGACATAAATCTTATCGTCCTTAGGCTCGACGATAGTAATATAGTCTATATAAGCGTCAGTCGATTTCGCGTCCGATAGTATGACCACAGGTGGCGCATCGTTAAATAGGACAACTATAGAATCACATACGGTTTTCTTCTCGTTACATACCTTGATAACGGTATCTTTCTTGATATGCGGGAAATCACTATGTTTCGAACAAGTATCGCCTTCACAAATTTCCCAATCGATCTTATGATCCGGCTCATTGGTCTTTACCGTATCAGGAGGCGTCTTTTCATCCCATTTAGTAATATTGACTGTTTCCGGTTCATCGAGCACACGAATAACCACCGTCGCCGTATCTGAAAACTCGCCGTCGGTTACGATAACCTTGACAGTATCTTTCGTCTTCTTTTCGTAGTCAATAGGCTTCTTTATAATTAACGTACCATTGGTGTCGATTTTATAGTTTGCCGTATCTGGCAATATATAAATTGGCTTTGTCTTATCTTCGTCAGTCGCCGGTATCTGGCAAACCTTTCCAGTATAGTTTTCTTTTACTGAACAGGTCGTATCGTTGACATGCACCGGTTCGTTTACGTCGGTTATCTTGACAGTGTAGATTGCAGTATCGCCCAATCCACTAGGGTCCGTCGCTATGACAGTAACATTTATTTCAGGCGTCTTTTCATAATCGAACGGTTCAGTAGTCGTCAATACGCCAGCGGTATCGATAGCGAAACCAGGCTGGATAACGTCATAAGTAACCTTGTCTGTATCTGGGTCTACGGCTACTATAGTTCCGATAATGCACTTCTTGCAGTTTTCCGGAACAGAAAGAGAATCATTCGGTTTCAATACTGGCGGTTCATTTACATTACCGATATTAACGACAACTTTAGCTGTATCTCTGAATACGCCATCTGTTACGAATACCAATACCGTGTCCTGTTTTACCGTTTCATAATCTAATGGAACTATAACGCTCAGAGCTCCAGTAACAGAATCGATATTATAATGCACAAAATCATCGACAGAATATTTAACAGCCTTTCCATCTTCATCCTCCCCAATTACAGTTCCGAGAATACCGGTCGTATTTTCGTTTATAGAGAATGCCGTGTCTTTAGCATGAACCGGCTCATCGATATCTATAATATTTACAGTTACCGACTCGGTAATGATATTAAGGCCGTCATCGATTTCAACCTTGAACTTGAAATACGTATCGTGCTCATAATCGAATTTTCTAGTAGATACGATATTTCCAGCAGTATCGACCTTGAACGGAACAGGATCTACGACAGTATATGTCAACTTGGCATTTTCAGGGTCCTTTACATCAAGGTTTCCGATAATGTCCGGTTCTGTATTTTCCACGATTTCGAACTTTTTCTTACCTACAGTCGGGATTTCATTAATGTCGCCGATATCGACAGTTATATATGCAGTATCTTTAAGATCAGGCTGATTAACGTCATAAACTACCACAGTAAACAAATATTCATGTTCCGATGTTTCATAATCGAATACAGTACTGGTAGAAATAACGCCATTCTCGTCAATCTTGATTAAGTCGGTAGAAGACTTGATAACCTTAATTTTATCTTCGTTAAACGGATAGCCGTCAACTTCGTTCCATGTAATTGTTCCGATAACCTTCGGCGCAGGAGTATTTTCCCATAGCTTGAACGTGGTATTAAAAATCTCCGGTTTTTCATTGACGTCTATGACTTTAATCGGCAATGTATCAGTTACAATGGCGTCAGCAGTATCGGTAATAGTCACGACAATATAATCAATCTTCGCGGTTTCATAATCAAGTTCATGATCTACCAATGTCAATACGCCAGTAATCGGGTCAAGCGTATATCTTCCGGCAAATGCGGAATCAAGGCTGTAACGAAGCATATCAGAGCCATTCTGTACACGAATGGTATCTATGAAGCCCGTCTTGTTTTCTTCAAAACTCATCTTGTAAGCAGAAGAATCGAATGCAAGATTCTTTAAGTCAGCGTCGACAATCTTAATTTTCAAGTCACCAGATGTTTCGCCATTCGGCAAAATCGCGCCATAGATGCTATCGATTTTCAAAATAATATAATCTTCCGGTTCCGGAATAGTGTCCCATTTTACGTTAATCTGAATTGGAACATTCGGAACAGTGTCTCCAATATCAATAGTAGCCGACTTCATTTCATTTTTCGAACATAACGGGAAAGATGGCGGAATATTGAAGTCGTCAAGCGTAACGCCGTTCTTTAAATCGATACAATATGAGAAATAAACCGTGATTGTGGCGGTATCGCTAAGTTCAATAGGGATAACGACCGTCGAATCGTTTTCCTTCAAACCGCCATACTTGTCAAGCTTTACATCAATAGTATCGGAATTAAACTTTACAAACCTAAAATGCTTACCGTCAAACTCATCGCCGATTTCAAGCTCGTTAGCAAGCAACTGACCAGCAAAATCGATATTACATTTCCAATAAATCTTCTTTGCCGAAATAAAAGTTCCTTGTAACTTACCTTGGTCCTTGTCAGAGTTTACAAGGTTGAAATTTTCTTGCGTATAGAAAAGTAAATTACCGCGGAATTGCTTCTGGTCAATAACGCGTTCAGTTCCCAATGAATCATATACCGCCTGGATGACAGTATGGTTTCCTAAATTAATAGCACCTTTTACGAATATACGAGTAAGCGTTCCCTTATTTTTCAATCGAATAAACAGCGTATCTTCAGTGCCCGTCGTGATAGAGTTAACGTACATATCGTATGCTGGGACATCTGGAATGTCCACGTATACTTTTTGTCTAGTAGGTACTGTAATGTCAGTCGTCGCAGTGTCTGGAAAGGTAAGAGTAGGCACCTTCAAGCCAGTCGGCGCTTCTGGAACTTTATCGCATGACACAGCGCCTTCGCTGCGCTTAATAATATTAGTCGTATTCTGGTCTACACCGTTAGCGATGCACCAGTTACCGGCAAACGTAGAATTATTGTCATTTGCCATAGTAAATGACGTCGCACGAACTGGGCCAGTAGTCAACTGTGCACCGTTACCAACCTTGACAGATGTACCTGCCAAAATCGGGCCGCCAAGAGTTACCTGATCACCCATTTCAATGCTCTTTGCCGAGCCGCTCCAACCTGACTTATCCGAGATCACGTCATTGCGACCAATCTTAAGATATTCGTAGCCGTATAATTTATACTGCAACATGTAATCATATTGTTTCTGGTCATCAACCCCGTCGAATACGAAAGGTTTCACGTCTGCATCCGCGCCTATCGCAAATGCTATCATGAAAAGAATAATACCCAATATTTTTTTCATTTTTATTTTACCTTCTTAAAAATTTCTATATATTTATATTTCACGGCAAAATATAACAAAAAATACGGGTTTTGTAAACCCGCATTCACATAACATTTTTGTAATAAAGTTAATTATTTTTATAGCCTATAAGCTTTCTATACCTGTCCATAATCAAATGCCGCCCTTTGATATGGTCAAACAATCCATCAGTTCTTTCATGCGACTGGTGCATTATCTCGACATCATCAGAAATCCCAACTGTCAAGCCAGCGTACATCGCATCGAGCCCCATCGCGACATCTTCATAGCCCCATCCTTTCGCAAACGCCTTGCTATCGAACAGTGCGTTTTCTATATTATAATTAGATTTCATGAATTCTATATGCCGTTTTAAACCTGCTTTCGTTATGCCGAAATTACATGACCAGCCAATCATTCCAGTAAGCATCAAGTCTATTTTCTCATCGAATGTCTTTGCCTTATTCCATGCTTTTATCGCGCCGGACGTAATCCTTAAATCGTCATAGTTTAATGGCTTTCCTTGCCATAGCTCATCCATATTACCAGTTAATAAATCGGATGCTGGCAATGTTAAATTGTCAACTGGCGTATGCCTTCTCGTTCCGAAAATTAAATCATACTTCTTAAATAATTTCTTATATTCCAAAATAAACTTTTTACCGTTTGGCCAAGAATCACCGTCGATAAAAATCAATGCATCGGTATCATTATTTAAAAATATCGGAATTATGGAATTTCTATTTTGACACCTTCCAGGATTTTTCCTATTGTCTACATTTTCGACATTTGTATAGATATTGTTGAATGACCTTCCGTCTGTCAAGACGTAAATCTTTTCAGGAATTTCCGTTTGCTCATTAAGCATATAAATTGTCTTATTAAGCAAATGATCTTGATTATGGTTTGTTATCGCTACGCTTATTTTCATACTCCATATTTATAAAAAGAAAACCGCCTATTCCGAGGCGGCTTATAATATTCTAAATTAAATTATTTTATTCTATTAAGTGAAACTCCAATCGTCTCCGCCCCAGGTTAACTTACCTGTCGCTGGCGTTACGTTATCGTTGCTAAGGAATTTAAAGAGCTTATCAAGTTTACTATTAGGAGCAGCTCTATATGTCCTTGCGGAAACTGTACCGTCAGCGGAAACAACCATAGCATTGGAACGCGAAATTACTGTATCATCGTTTAACAATTCTTCTGGAATTTCATCAGTTTCGATATTTGCTCCACTATAAAACTTTCCATTAAGTTCATATGCATTAAGCCTACCATTACCGATTGCAAATATTACACCTTCGATAGGATTTTGAATAATTTCACCATCTTCAAATGCCGATACTGTCCTGGTATAACCAGTCATTTCTTCATTATACTGACCAACAATATACTGATTTTCAGCAGCGATCAAGTAATTACCAATAGTTGTTGAATAATGGCCATAAGTCGTATTATACAAACCAATATTTATTTGGTTAGAACCAGCACATGCAATATTTTTCAAACCAAATAATATATTATTGGAATAAATTATATCATCATTGTCATTTAATATTAAATTATAACCACCAATAATTATATTATCATTTTCATTCTTGGAAATCTTATTATTACTGCCGATTAACGTATTTCTATCATTATTTTCCGTATATCCTACTTCGCTTATTACTTCACCATTAAACACATTATAATAATAACCAATAATATTAGTATCGCCAAATAAAATATTATTGTTTACATTTTTACCAGAAACATATATCTTGTTTACGTTACCAATTAAATAGTTTCTACTTGGCGTATATTCAGGATCAGCTTTTATTTGGTCTTTAACCAATTCATTTCCAACACCCAAAATAAAACATCTACCAAATTCTGAACAATTAGCCAATGTTTTTTCTTCATACCATGAATCTGTATAATCTGCAATAGTCATTGCATTATGTTCGCCAGCTACAAAACATGTATCATTAAAATGTGCGCTATTTTCAGTTCCAAAATAAGTGCTATCATTTGTATATAAAACAGTCTGATCGCCAAATGCAACTACTCTATTACAATATTCAATAGGATTATTATTCTCACCATCGGAAACAATAAATGAACCCTGAACATTTTTTGCAGTAGATCCAAGAATAACGTTTTTACCTAATGTAGCATTATTAACTTGATGTCCGTTTAAACCGTCATAGACTGGCTCACTTTCTAACATGGCGTTAAACAGGAAATTGTCGACAAAGAAACCGGAATTAGAAAATTCTTCAGAATTATTATAATCTACTATGGCTGAAGCATTTAATATAATATTTCTTGCAATAATATCATCTCTATTTTCCGCGCTCATTGCAGATAATAATGAATGATAAATAAAATTATTCGACACATATAACGGATTTTCTAATACTATTGGCGTATCATCAGCAGCATTTTCATTTGAATCTAATATGATATTATTTGACATGTCTCCTTTAATATTCCATGTCCAATTCGAGCCTTTATATAAATTGTATAATATATTAAAATCAAATGTGCCATAAGTAGTACCGGATTTACATTCTATAGTAGGTAACAATGTATTACATATAACATTTTCACTAATATCCCTAGCTGATATATTTAAGTTACCCAGATTGCTATAATTTTTAATTATATTATAATCACAAATATTTTGTGCATATATATTAAATTCATTCTGTCCCTTTGCTATATTATCAACAGTATTATTATTAAATTTGCCAGCATTTATATTTAATTTAGATATTTTTGACATCTTATTATCATCAAATACATAGGCAACAATATAACCATTATTATCATAGCAAACATCATCAAAGTTATTTTTATTAAATATATGACTATTAATATTTAATCTGGTAGTTCTAGTTAATACATTTGAATCAGCAGTTATAGAAGCGTCTGTACTACTAAAAGTTAATGAATCAGTATATTTTAATTCATTATTATGAATAAGTATTGATGGATTATTTTCTCCGCTAAAAATTATATTTTTTGCATTATTCAAATTATTCCGTTTAAATGATATAGTTATAGGATTTCCAGATATTAAAACATCTGAATAATTTAAAATATTATCCTGTATATCTTCTATTGGACATGCCGCATTTGTCCCAAGATATGATTCAAATGCTTTATTAGACACACCGTCAATTTTAGAACGAATATTTAAATTTTTACAACCATTAGATTCTGGCGTATATTTTCTTTTATTATTACTTCCACGATCCCAATGTACCTCTGTTGGAGAACCAATAACTATATTTTCACCGCCAGACGCAAAGCAATTAATACCAATTGCCATATCCAAATATCTAGTAGCGCTATTACCATTGCCGTATGTTAATGTATAACCATGGTCATCAAAAAATGGTATAAATTCAAGTCTATATTTATAATCTTGTTCTTCCCAGTCATAATATTCAATTACTTTTGTATATCCAAGACCTGATGTATTATAGGATGATGTCTCTTTATTATATGCATAAATGGTAGAACCATTAAAATTTTTTTCACCAAATGAATAACAATTCCAACCAATAGCAGAATTATCATTGCCAATAATTAATGAACGTGTTTTACCTGTATAATCTAAACCAGTTACTACAATTTCTTGGCCATTGTCCCAATATTTATATGCACTTATTGCACTATATTCACCGATATAGTTTTCGGTATAGTTATTATCGCCTAAAATAGTAGTATTTGTATTTGGGTCAATAATATTACCATTAACGTCATATTTTTCTTCATAATTAGCATTATTGTTATTACCAATTACATAAACACCACCTTTAGCACTATTACCTTGACCTATATTATATGAATCGTCAATAAAATTATTATCGCCAAATGCAGCGCCATTTTTTACATAGTTGCCGCTGCCGATATAATAAGAATTCTCAGACCCTTCGGCTGAACTAGAGCCATGTCGCTCAGACCACTCTTTCCATGAATCTAAAATAAATGAATCAATCGGGATTTTTACGTTAGCTTCATCTTTAATAATACCCGGAATAAACGCCTTATCGGAGTTAGAACCATTTCTAAGTTCATTCAATGTTTTAGAGTCACTGTTGCTTAACTTTTGACCTTTAATAATATCGCTCATTCTATATTCCTCAATTTTATATATTTATGAGAAAAGACGGATTTTAATCCGCCCAACTTATATAAAATTAATGCCTATATTAATGAGTATCGACAAGGACAATCGTTTGACTTGATAGCTTACCGTCCTCGAATTCCCTTTCCATTTCAGAAATCTTCAAATTATACTCTTCAAGTACCTCATTCGCTTCGGTCAACGACTTGAACGAAATCGCGTCTATCGCTTCTTCTGGAAGCTCTCGTGTGCTTTTGTTCACAATTCTGATTTTTTTACACATATTTACCTCTACTTTTTAGCTACGTTCCTTCTAATTCGTTTTCCGTCGCCTGTCTTCGTTACCGGTAAATCCTGAATTTTCAGACGTTTTACCGCGTCGCACAGAATTTCTATTTTTTCTATAATTTCCAGTTTTTTCTTTGAGGCTTCTAAAGAATTAGCTAAATCCTTAATCCTCATCATATACTTATAGCAGTCGAAGCTCTTCAAGTCACTTACATTAAAACCAGAATTAAGTTTCTCGTTTTCCGGATAGGCCTTGGCAAGACAATGATGCGCGATTACGTGTTCTTTCGGCGTAAGGTAAATCCAGTTCGATTCGATATCCGGTCCACCCTGGCTCTGCGGTATGATATGGTGCTTTTCATATAATATGCCTGCAGTTCTACCAGTGGCATTGGCTATAATCGCATAATATACTTTTAAATAATTCATAATTTTTCGATATAATTTTTAATTGTTAAATCAAGCGTAGAATAGCCATCATATCCAGGATTCTTCTTGATATCTTCCATATAAGGATGCACTGTACATGCCGCACTTCCACGTTTCCATTTCTTCTGCCAGTCATCTATCGACTTCAGATGGTAATGGTAAAGCCTTATGTCGGCATCATAAGCGGTAATACCGTAAGTAGAATCCTTGGTCACGTCAGAACCTACAACTTTGGCCATCCTAAGCCAGTCTTTGCTATCCGAATACTTGACTGTCGGTATATGTCCCTTCTCTTTATTCGGCCTGTCGAAGCTATACTTTAAATTGCGGTCATAATAAATTATCGACTTTCCTTGGCTGGAAAAATCGTTTCTTCTATAATAGTTAGCCAATACATAAGGAGCCGAACGCTGTTCTTCAAGGCGCATGCTGCTCATATAAATTTGTGGCACACAGATAACGTTCAATGGTGTTATATTGAACTCGTTGCCGATATCGGTATACCAACCGTGCCTAAACCAGAAATATTCATCATCGTCTGCGAATATTACGTAATCGCCGTTTTTAAAATTATAGACATTATCGTTTAGAATTTTATCAAATAAATTCCATTGGTCTGGCCAGCCATTTATTTCCTCGTATGTATCTTTTTCGCCGGTAATTACTGACTTGATATCGACACACGAATCGTTATTGATAATATGAATAATGGCATTATATGACCTATAATACCTATACCAATATTCGAAATCTAGTTTATTATATGATTTAGTTAAACAAATAATATGTAAATCCATATTATTTAAATATAGTAAATTAAACAATGTTACTATATTGTTCTGCAAACATTCTGAAAATTTTTATATAAAATTCGATATTGTTGCGTGTCTCGTTAGAACTGAAGAACAATTTACCATCTTCATTTTCAATAATATCGACTTTAATTTTGATTGTGCAGTATACGCTTCTCTGATTTATCGAATAGCCAAGTATCTGAATTCTCGTACTGTTATCGACGTTCTGGTTTACATACGGCTTGAAATACCTATGTAGCTCATTTATATAGCTCTTTATATCAGTGCTGATTTCATTCCTCATGTCGAAGAGCTTAATCTTGATTACGGCATAGATATCATTATAATGAGTATCAATACCGACCAGGCCGGCATTTTCTACGTCGTGCATCAGCCTAAGAAGCTTATTCTTCAGCTCGATATTTCTTATGGTATTCGGTTCCTTTAACTTTACCGTATTCTTCTCAATCTTTTCAAGGATGTAATTGGCACATACCGCTGTAGTATATCCTTCGGCAAAACAATCGTTTATGTCTTCGTTAAGTTCTCTTGGCATCTTTTCGATAGTATAGCCAGATTTCTTTACAAGGCTTATTACTCGCGAAAGATACTTATTGAACTTGCTATCCATAGACTCGTTCATAGATATACCCATTGTGCTAATATACGTCCTAGGAGAAACATCAGATATATAGGCTTCGAATACCTTGTTCAGGTCCAAAGTGGACACGTCGAATTTCGGGTTCTTTCTTGTCAAGTAATGTTCTATTGTATGCCTATATTCTGAAAAATCCATATATCTTATTTATAACGTTATTTCTTGATTTGCGCTTCGATTTTGTTCTTCTTATTGAGCTTCATTCGTAAGAAATCCCTTACTTTCTGAAGCGACGGGTACTTAATTACCTGGCCTTCCGTAATGTCGTTCCATATATCGGAATACCCGTTGAACCACATCAGGAACCACCAGTAATTCTGTGTGCCGTATATCTTCTGCGAGATATAGTCAGGCCTGCATTCGCAATACTTATTGACGAACATATAGTTTACCTTTCCGAAATTGAAATGGTCATCAGTAAACGAGCCAAGATCATATTGCGCTATGTTGTCGACCAGTTCCTGATATAAAAATGTGCTTCTCGATGATATATTATCCATATTCGACCGTCAGTTTATATATTTATAAGCAAAGATTTTCAGAATAAAACAAAAATAAGTTTACAAAAGCATTTCTGATTATTAAATTTGAACAGACATTCAGAAGTCTTGTTCCTCGGAGCGAAGCTCAATCCAATGAGGTGTCGGTAGAGGGCGAGCCAGCGAAAGTCGAGGCGTGACTTTCTAACACTGAACAGGTAGTAACTGTTGCTGAACCGCCACTGACGTATTATCTAACAATTAATACACGAAGCCGCCATTGGCACGGTATGATACAGTCGGAGTACAGGATGACCAGCCCGTAAGCATATCGATAAGTCCCGAGAGTTGAAACCGGAGCGAGATCTGGATTTTTCTCTTAATCCTGTATAGGCTCGATGTCTCTTCCGAAACCTTTGACTGTGTGGTATAAGTTTACATGATATAAATAATGTATGAAATATGGTTCATTTAAAAATTATGCGAATTTGATTACCGAAGGAATATTGGTATGCGAACAATATACTCTCCAAGAATTAATCGATAATTTCAGAAAAGTATTTCCGTACGCGAAAGCCGATTGCAATATCCAGCATTTTAAACAGGAAGGACAAGATACGACCGACATGACATGCTATGGACAAGTCCAATCTGAGACTAACCCTGGAAGGCATTATGATGTGGTTGTTTCATTCCATCGCGACGATACCGAAATACCTTTTACGATTAAGAACATTGGCAAGGTAAATTGTACATGCAACGCATACAGATACAATACCAGTCACCCGAATACAAAGAACAGCAACCAGCAAGAACCTATACCGAATTATGCGCATATACCTAACAAGGAAAGAAATCCTGATAGGCATTCTACAGTATGCAAGCATCTTTATTCATTTCTGTTGTTCCTATACAATAAAGGAATCATAAGAAATAATTAAAAATCCAGAAAATAATTTAATTAAATATAGCAGTTGAAAAAACTGCTATATTTGTATTATATGAATTATAATAATCCTAAACTCAGAGTGTTGAATATCACACACTCGGATATGGATGGCATTGCGTCATCTGTAGTCCTTAAAAATTTTTACGAGACAGTCTATGTCATTCCAGTCAACTATAATACTGAATGGACTGCCAAGGCTGAAATATTAACAACGTATAAAGGTAAATTCGACTGTATTATCTGTACAGATTTTTATCCGTCGGAAACATTGAGCTTCTTGCGAGACCAAGCTGTCACACTCGTCCTGGACCATCACGAGAGCGTTGAAGAATTCAATAACGACAAGGATATCATAATCAATACATCATGTTCCGGTGCAAAGCTTGCCTATAATTTCGTTTCCAGGTTCAAGGATATAAGCTATCTTGAAGAATTTGTCAACATCGTCAACGACTGGGACATGTTCATTCTAAAGGATAAGCGAAGCGCATATTTCAACAACATGTTCTGGGAAATGGGTCTTAAATGGTTTTTGAGAAGATTTATCAAGGGCAACGTTACCTTATATCCTGAAGAAAAACAGTATTTCATCGACGCACAGAAGGAATTCAAGGACATGTACGATTCTCTAGTCATTTCCGATCTGGCAAGGAACGGCGTATATTTTGAAACCTCCAGATTCCATTACGAATGTATCGAAGCATTGAAAAAGGAAGGCTACAAGTGGTTCCTTATCAAGAACAAGAATAACCTCTCAATCCGCTGCGACGACATTGACCTTACTGAAATTTGTAAGAAAATAGGAAAAGGCGGCGGTCACGTACATGCAGCCGGTATTCCGATATCAAAAAACGACAACGTCCCGGAACTTATACAACAAGTCGAGCGCGAAGTTGATTTTTATTATATGAATATGATGGAGGATTGATATGAATTACAGACCGTGCACCAAAATAGAATATGATATTCAGATGTATATTCCGGAATACGGAACAAAGGTTCATAATTTCCTGGAAGATAGCGACTACGAGACAAACAAGAATAAACCTGTCGTACTTGTAGGCACAGCCGGCGAAGAATGGACAGTAAAGATGTCGAAATTGACTACCGCGTATACATTCGACGGTAAGCCGATTACTGAAGAAATTGTCAAAACAAAACTCTCGGACGGACAAAAGCATACAATCAGGGCTATTGCCGGCGCGGAGACAATGTTCGCGGTTCAGACGAACGAGCAGGTCGAAGTAAAGACACCGTGGGGAGAAGTTCTAAAGGCTAACCGAAATGGTGTCGAACACGGCTCTGGCGACTACCTGATTTGCGAATGTAAGGACGGTAAGCCGGATTTCGATAATTCATGGGTAATAAACGGGCTTATTTTCCCGAAAACTTATAAATTCATTTAAAAGCATATCTGTAAAAATAAAAATCTGATTTGAAACCGACCGCGAAAACGGTCGGTTTTCTTTTATAAATATATTAAATGTTAAAAAATCAACCGTTTTTATGGTTGATTTTTTGTTTGAAAAATTCAAAATAATGTAAAAAAATTTTTACGTACGCTACAAAAATTACTATATTTAATATATGGCAGATATCATAATAACTAAAGAAAATGAAAGCTTCCTTAAGCTCGAATGTGATGAAGAAATGAATCATCGCATATATAAACTTTTCTCCGCCTTCATGCCAAACTACAGGTATAATCCAAGATATATACACAAGCTCTGGGATGGCAAACATCATAGTTTTTCGCCTATCACACAGTTGCTGCCAATCGGCTTGCATTCTAACCTTATAAACTGGTGCAAACAGAACAAAGTGTCATATAAGGAAGTCGGACTTGAAGACGCGCACGAAACTATAGACAAGGAATGGCTACGCGATTTCATAAACGAGCGTATCGAAAAGTTCGATATCAGAGACTACCAGCTTGACGCTGTTCATGCCGCACTCGAAAACAAGAAAGGCATATTGCTTTCATGTACCGGTTCCGGTAAATCGTTGATGATTTATTCCATCATCCGCTATCTTCTCGAAGTAAAGCATCTTAAAAAATTATGCCTTATCGTGCCTAACAAAGGCCTTGTAAACCAGATGTATAACGACTTTGTTGACTATGGCTGGGAAGGTATCGAAAATTATTGTGAAAGGTTGCATAGTGAAGTAAAAGCTACGTTCAAGGTTCCGGTTCTAATATCTACATGGCAGTCACTGCAGATGAAGCACCAGTCGTTCTTTGAAGATTATGACTGTGTGATAGTTGACGAATGTCAAGGTACAAAAGCGAATGTCTTGCGTAAGCTCGTAAAGTCCGCATTCAATTCTGAATATAAAATAGGAACGACCGGTACGCTGCCAGCTGAAGTATGTGACCAGCTTCAGATTAACGATGTTCTAGGCGACGTCATTTTCGAACTGAAATCTAAAGAGCTTATTGATAAGGGATTCTTGTCGAACATAAGTATCGCGTGCATGTTCCTTAAATATCCGGAAGAAATGGTTAAGGAAAACAAGGATAGGACTTTCCCGGAAGAAATCAAGATGGTTGAAGAATATCCTAACAGGAATTCCGTACTTAAATACGTGATAGACCATTCCAAGAAAACAGACAATATGCTTATCCTTATAACGCACAAGGAACATCTTAGAAAGGTAAAGGAATATCTTGAAAATGAATATAAGGACAGGCCTGTAAAGGTAATATCTGGTGACGTAAAATCAAAATTGCGTGAAGATATACGAAAGAGTCTGGAAAACGAAGAAGGTGTATTACTGCTTGCTACATATCAGACATGTGCAGCCGGTGTCAATATCCCTAAGCTTCATGACGTATTCCTTTATGCTGATAGTAAGTCCAGAATTAAGGTTCTTCAGTCAATCGGTCGTGGACTCAGACTTCATGCGACTAAAAACAAGGTTATCGTATACGATATAATCGACGACCTATCCTATGTCAAGAGAACTGGAAAACTGCATAAAAATTACTGCCTCGATCATTTTGACGAGCGATATGCGTATTACAAGGAACAAAGATTCCCTACAGTAAAAAGAGAAATTAGAATATAAATATCACAAGTGAAAGTTTACATAAACGTGAGGTAAAATAAAATGAATACAATAACAATAGCAATCATCGGCGTAGCCATCGTCGTAATAGCACTGGTCGTAAAACATCTCGTTTCAAAGAAGATTTCAAAGGAAGCGGTAGACGTCTTTGAAGAAAATCTTAATGACGAGACAATCAAGACGGCAAGTGAACTCTGTAAGGAAAATGTCGCTGGCCCGGAACCTGCTCCGAAGCCGGATGTCGATAATACATTCACTCCTACAGATACGTCTGCAATCACAGTCGTAGAACCGGAAGAAATCAACGGTATTTCAGAAGAAAACCAGATTTGTCCATTCGAAATCAAGACCGACGGTCAAGGCAACATTATCAAGACTGATTCTGACAGGGATGGCGGAGTTGACCCGCTTGCTGAAATCGAAAAAATGCTCGCTGAAGCGCCGAAGACTACAAAGAAAGAAACCAAGAAGACTGGCAAGAAAACTGGCAAGAAGCCGACAAGAACTGCCAAGAAAGCCGCTAAGAAAGCTGCTAAGAAGGTAACAGTACCGGCTGTGAGAACAGTCGAAACTAAGCCGGAACTTCCGGACGTAAGGTTTGTAAAGCCGATTGAAGTAGCAGTAACGCCAAAGAAGCGTGGTCGTAAATCCAAGAAGAACGAGGGTTAATATATGGCTGAACTTACATGTCCGATTTGCGGTGAACCGATGGAAAACCGCATGAAGCTTGGTGCACATATGTGGGCAAAGCATAAGGTCAAGCTTAAAGAATTCGAAGCACAGCAATACAATATGGCGGTAAACGAAAGCGCCAAGGCTGCTGAAAAGCTTATCCAGCCGGCTATCGTAAAAGAAAAT